AATACATTCATTGTAGGAAGCATGCGCCCTAGGGTAGATCCGGACGGTCTACGCCTAGATGGGGGCCCATCATCGTTGCGTGATGAGGAATTTGGGGAGATGCTGTACAGGGGAGATGGTAACACCGTGGTTCACACTGGTGCCAACATGTCGTCTGAGCAGCGCTTGATCTCCAGATCTTCGGAGCGTAGCTCATTTTGGATGAGGTGTCTTTCGCGCGGTGTGGCAACCGTTGCGCAAGTCGCCGCTGGGGGCAGTCTAGCTATGGGTCGTAGCTGGACAGGGGTTGCGGTTTCAGCAGCGTGCCTGGGGGTGGCACATTTGCTGGGACCGAAAAGAGCTGATAGCCAGGCGGATGCAGTTCTTGGAGTCATCAATGGAGATTTGGTGGTTCAACAACCCGGTTCCGAAGACCAAGTGGCCCAATCCGGGGGTCGCGATCCGACAGGAGTTATGACTGTCACTGAAGCAAAGTTGCCTGGATTAAGTGTTCCCGCTTTGCGCCAGCGGAAACATAGACGTTACAACACCAAAGGTCGGATTCCAGTATTGGCAGGGGAGGTTGTCTCAGGGCTGAAGATGCGCCATGGGTTGTTGGTTGATAATTTACAAAACCGACAGCTCGTTCGCGCTGATGCAGCTCGTCGGATTGAGGCAATTAGACGGGATCGAGATCCATTATTTGTCAACATGCGTAATCACGACATGCACTTAGTGATTATGCATGCCGCACAGATGTTTTGGATCATGAGTGATGACGAGGAGTACGTTCAAGAACTGTACTCTAGATCGGAGCTCAAGACCCGTCGCGGCAGACGCAGTAAGTTCGCGTCTGCCAACCCTTCCTGCTAGGGCTGCTTGGGGATGCTGACTGGAACCACATCAACTTCAATTATTTCAATGGAACAAGTTGGGAAAGAAGTGTGTGGGGGTGAGAAATTCACAGTCAGCAGAACCAGGCAGGTCGGACCGAAAGGTCCAAGACGCTATTACCAAATGAACGGCGGTAATGGCCCCGATTGGGACATCCCCAACAACGACATTGATTCTGTATCACATGCCGTCCTTGAACGAGTTTTCTTCGTCAAGGATGGTAAAGGGGGTTTTAAACGAGCTCCAAAACCTTGGCATCATCATTCCGTTCTTGATGCTGAACGCCCCCTAACCGAAAGTCGAAACAAGATACAGGACAGACTATCAGACTTCAGCAGTAAAATGAACGATATTGCTACAAACACCGGAAAGGTCAGCCCAATTAGTGACGAAGAATTCGTATCCTATTATGGTGGGGCCAAACGAAGGTGTTATGAAGCAGCTGTTGAAAGCCTCAAGACTAGACCACTTGGGGACGCTGATTGTCGCGTGAAAGTATTCACGAAGGATGAGTACCGCAAACCCGGCGGTGCTCCTCGTGCTATACAACCGCGTAGTCCAAGATTCAATGTTATGTTGGGTAGATACATCAAACACTTGGAACATAAGATATTTGATGCTATTGACAAGATATTTGATCCATTAGTCACGCACCGCACAGTAGCTAAAGGTATGAACATGATTGAGCGCGGTAACGTTATTGCCAATATGTGGAATTCATTCGCTGATCCCATCGCAGTGGGATTGGACGCTAGCAGATTCGACCAACACATTAATGTGTTGCTGCTACAGCACGAGCACAGCATTTACCACATGTGGTCCACAGGAACTGGAGAAGGACTACCCAATCTGCGAACGTTGCTTGCATCCCAGCTCAGGAACAAGGGAACCTACCATGGAGTCGATGGTAGATTGCGATATTCCGTTTCTGGATGTCGCATGTCTGGTGACATGAACACCAGCCTTGGGAACGTCATAATCATGTGCAGTTTGATGCACGCCTATTTTAATCACGTTGGGCTGTCAAACCAAATCAAACTACTGAATGATGGAGATGATTGCGTTATCATCCTGGACAGAAGAAACCTTGAAACATTCCAAGCAGGTCTCCAGGATTGGTTTTTGGAAATGGGAATAACCATGGAATATGATGGCATTTACGGAACTCTTGAGGAAATTGAGTTTTGTCAATGTCGTCCTGTCCGCTATGGGGAGGATGGATACCGATTGGTTCCACGTCCAACTAAGCGGTTGTATTCTGATCTGATTACTACAAAGAACATGAGTAGTAAGAAAGTGTACGGCAAACAGATCGGAGCGATTGCTGGATGTGGAATGGCAGCCTCAGGTGGGTTGCCAATCTTCCAATCCTTCTACAAATGGCTTGGCAGAGGATCTACGCCATGGATTCCCGAACAGGGGAACTGTTATTATAAATATCGACAGGAACTGATTGATGGTCTTGAATTAAAACAACGCGAGCCAACAATTCAAGAGCGCATCAGTTTCTATTTTGCATTCGATATTTCCCCATTGGAACAACAGCTCATTGAGAAATATTATGATGAGCTGCCCGATCCAATTTATTCAAAACCGATTCAAGAACCACTGAGAATGATTCAGTCCATTCAATGTCTTGTCCCGCCCGAACAGCAAAACCGGAAAGATTTGCACTAGACTATGTGCTTAATGCCGCAAGGAAGACCCTCATCGCCACGGTTGATGAGCGGCAACAACACCACTTTATGATTACGGCGGTGACCACCAATTTCGTCCTTAGGTGGTCCCCGAACGCTTAGAGTGGAATTTGGGAGAACTTTTTAGTTCAGGTTGTGTGATTCAAGTGCCCGATAGGTGTAGCCCACCCAGAAAGTTTGAACACTCGGATGATGCGACGAGGAAGCCATAACGCCGGCCCTCGTCTAAGTTACTGCGTTGCGAATAAAACAAAACAAACAAAAACAAGAACAACACCCAGACCCACCATCCGGTCTTTAAACACTGGTGGAATGCGAGTAAAACATCGGGAATTTTGCAGCTCCGTCGATCTACAGAGAATTACCTCATCTCAGCAGAGCGCTACTGGAGAAAAGATTCCCGCTTCCCCTCTCAAATTGCCTATCAATCCTGGAGATGGCCAAACTTTTCCATGGCTGTCTTCAATTGCTAGGAGATATGAGAAGTATGTTTTCAAGAAGATCAAATTTGTGTATGTGCCACAGGTTTCAACTCTTGCTAACGGTCGAGTCATTATGACTCCAGTTTATGACCCAGCAGAGGAGATTCCAACGGACTTGAGGTACTTATACAATGCTTCTGACACTCGTGCAGCTAGTGTCTACCAACACTGCGAGGTAATGCTACCATCTGGCAAAATCAACAAGGAATTGTACGTCCGCGAATTATCAGAGCTCGCTAACATTGACGAGCGTGAGTTACGCACTTCCGACGTTGGTTATTTAGCCGTCTCTCTTTCAGAGACTGGAGCCACGCTCATAGGGACGTCGGTTCCAGTTGCTTTTGGTGATATCTTCGTCGAGTATGAAGTCGAACTGCGGTCTCCACGAGTTGGTGACCGTGCCATTCGTTCTTTTCACTTCGTCCAAGATGGATCCAAATTCGCAGGTGGAGGGACTGCGAGGCATGCCTCCCTGTTCAACTTTTCACACACCCTCAAACCCCCGGAACTCCAAGCCATCCCAGATGCAAGTGGACACCAACACACAACGAAGAACAACACATTGGCGTTGCGCACTGGTCATATTTCTACCGGTCCATATACCCACTCTGATACTGTCGATCCGGTGGAATTGTCGCAGTTCGTCTTCCACGAACCATTCAGTGGGTTGATGTCTTTACACGCCGACACATCTCCACTTGGAATTCCGTACCCGCCTACTATCACCGCCAACGGAGTTCGATCTGACGGAGCAACTGGAAAATTGGTTCACCCGTCACCGTTGCAACATAGCTCCCCTGTCGTCGATCACATTCGAACGATCGCAGACGGGGTCAATTCCGCCGTAGCTATGTACAAAGTGGTGGCAGAAGCAGGCGATTCCGTCTTAGCATTCATTGACAATGCTGGTACCGCCATTAGTGACTGGGGCCACACTGCTGAAGCAATCTTCACAGAAATGGCTCCTGAGGTTTTGGAAGGTGCAGCACTGTTGCTGTAACCGTAATCTATTGGTAGGGAACGAAGGAGTTGCGCCTCCACCATCCCCAGCAAACTAGTGATTTATGACAGGTGCTCCCGTCTATTCAGCTAGCCAGCCCACCACAGATTCTGAGTTGATACGGTTCGAATCCGTCGTCCATAAATCTTCGTGAGAAATTTACTACCTTTGTTATCATTCCCTCCGTACGGGTCGTCGATAGATTGCAAATGTGCCAACCAATATGTTGAGGCCATGGCATTACCATGGACATATTGGGGATTAAGCACCAAAACCAATCACTGATAATGCTAGCTTAGATGTATTGAAGTGTAACGTAGTAGGACAGCTCCCCTGGTCTCCACCCATTGATCTCCCTGTTGGGACGCTGCTTGACTGGAATATTGTTAGCCACATCTTTCCTTCAAAATCTCGTGTTTGAGTTGAATCCCAGCTCTTCTCACTATGCTTGGTCTAAAGCGTGCTAGTGTATAATTGGCTAGCAGTCGCCCATTGTCCAGGGCGCACGTTCTCTCTTTTGAGACGCAATCGCGGTGTGGAAACCGTAATCAGGAGCAAACCTGTTCAAAAAC